GCTATTGGTGAGGAATCAATTTATATTCGTAAGATTTCTGGAAATACCCTAACTGTAAATAGGGCTCAAGATAGAACCATTGCTGGTCAGTATATATCTGGAACTGCGGTTAACGTAGTTAATAATAATGATGATGATCTAATTGATCTTGACGACGACTTCGGATTCAGTGAATATCGTTATGATTACGGTGATGGAAAAGTTTATAGTACCACTAAAGGAACGGATATATGAGTTTCGAAGATATTGATAAGGCATTAGATATTGAGAGCACTCCGATAAAATCGGAGATGGTCGAATCAAAGAAACCTGCAATAAAAAATACTCAGACTCCTGAAGAACAAATTCAAAAGGATTATGAGTATTCTCGTGGACAACTTTACTCTATTATCGAAAAAGGTCAAGAAGCTATTGATGGTATTCTCGAACTTGCACAAGAATCGGATTCTCCAAGAGCATATGAAGTTGCAGGTCAGTTAATCAAAAATGTTGCTGATACTGCAGATAAGTTGATGGATCTTCAGAAGAAAGTTAAGGAAGTCAATAAAGAAGAAAAAGGTTCTACTCCCACTAATGTTACTAATAATGCAGTATTCTTAGGATCCACTGCAGAACTACAAAAGTTTCTTAAGGGATCGATGAAAGGGGATCTCCCTAAATAAAATATAGGAAAATATCAGTATAAGAATGACAAGACGTACATTCAAGGAGTGGGTATCCAAATCCACACTCAAAGAATCTAAATGTAAGTGTGATTGTGGCAAGGTTCCTTGTGTGGAGTGTGGTGGAGATCACCATAAAGATGAACTGAAAGAAGATAAGAAAAATAAAGAAGACTGTGGTAAAGGGAAGTATTGGTGCATGACCGATAAGAAGTGCAAAAAGATTCCTAAAGGTTGGCACATGATGAGAAGTGGACTCATCATGAAAGATAAGGAACATGAGGAAGAGGAAGAAGGTAAAAAGAACGGTAATGGAAATGGTGAAGGTTCAGAATCAAATGGTGGCGGGGTAAGCGAAGGTAACGACATATTTCATCAAGGCAATCCCAATCCTCAAATGAGAAATATGCCTATGGGACAGAGAAATGTTGATAAACTTGCATCTTCTTATTCAAAATCTATAAGGAGTGCTGCAGTAGGTGGTCTTAATTCTATGTCCAAGGCAGCGAAATCTGCAAAAAACACTAAACTAATGAAGAGTGATAGTGTAAGGGTTGCAGAAGGTTGTGGTAGTACACACGAAACCAAAAAGAAAAAGAAGAAATTATCTGAGATGATTTCTACCTCTATGAGTGGAAAGAGATATAGAAATGTAGATAACAGAGATGACCAGGAACAGATTGAAAAGGAAAATAGAAAGAAAAAAGAAGCAAAAGCAGAAGAAGGAAAAAAGAGAAAGGCTGAACTAGCAGATCTTAGAGTAACTAAAGGTATTCGTTTCTACGACAAGAAAGGTTCTGGTTATATCAAAGATGGTAAAAAGAATTATGATGAATCCGTAAGTCTCGATGAAAAGTGCTGGAAGGGATATGAGAAGAAGGGGATGAAAACTATGTTTGGCAAAAGATATCCAAACTGTGTGAAGAAAGAAGAGTATTCTGATTGGAGAAGTGAACTTGAAGAAGCAAACAAAAGTGGTGATAATTCTTTGCGTGACTGGTTTAGCAAGAGTCGCTCTTCTGATGGCACCCCTGGTTGGGTTCAGTTGGGTGGCAAATACGCAGGAAAGCCCTGTGCAAGACAAGAAGGACAAACAACCAAACCAAAGTGTGGTTCTTCAAAAATGAAGAGAAATCTCTCCAAAAAAGAGGAAGAGAGAGCATTCCGTCGTAAGAACCAGGAAGATCCAAACCCAGATAGAAAGGGTAAGGCAAAGAATGTTGCCACTGAAGAAGTCAAGAAAGATCACGAGTATGAAATGGCTCGTCGTCAACTTGCAACAGTAAATAATGCCTCCAAGAGACTCAAGAAAAAAATGGGTAAGAAGGGGGAAGGTGAACTGAAAGCATGGGTTCAATCAAAACTTACTAGAGCTGCAGACGATATCGACACAGTTGCAGACTATATGACTAATGAAGCTGCTGGTGAAAAGGACGCATGTTATAAGAAAGTCAAGTCCCGTTATTCTGTATGGCCTTCTGCATATGCATCTGGTGCGTTAGTCAAGTGTCGTAAAGTAGGTGCTGCAAATTGGGGTAATAAGACCAAGAAAGAAGGTTATGAGTTCTCTAATTGGAGAGATGAGTTCAAAGCAACAGAATATGAAACTGTTGATATTATTGAAACAACTCCACTAAAAGAGACTGAAGAAATTAGATATTGTCCAAAGTGCAAAAAGAATGAGAAGAAGAGAGAATGCAAGTATGGTGAAAAGTATTGGAAGATGTTCTCTCTACCTCCATCATTAGGTGGCGGTGGTGCTTATGATCCTAATGAAGTTCATCCTGCCAATGAAGGTGTTAGTTTTGAAATTGGAAAGGGCCACAGAAAAGCAAATAGAACTGCAAAGATTAGAAATCTAGCAAAAGGTACAAAAAATAAGGGAGAGAAGGAAGCGGCAATGAGAAAATTGCCTGGACCTTCTTTGGCCCTTAAAGATTCTGTCATCTATCCAGGTGAACTGAAAACGGAAGATTATCAGAAATTACAGAAAACTGGTAATGTTTTCAGTATAATGCTTATGTGGAGAGGTAAAACTTATCGTTTACAACTCTTCTTCTCTGGTCCTAAGAGACCATCAAGAGAAGAGGTCAAGGCGGAGATTCAAAAGTTCTACCCAGGTGGAATTTTGACTCATTATTATCCAAGTCCATCCGATCCATCTCAGCCAATTGTAGTAATTCAAAGGTAACCCAAATGAACCCATCTGACATAACACTTGATACAACATTTAGAATGTTTGAATATGAGAAGATGGCTAGGGACATAGATAAGATGGACTTGGAACAGGCAATAAATTGTGCCAAGTCTTATTTAAAATTATATCTCAAACAACAAGAGGTAGTTATAGGTTTATCAAAAATGTGATTTTATGAGTGATCAGGTATATCTTGGTAATCCCAATCTAAAAAAAGCGAACGTACCAGTTCAATTTACACAGGAACAAGTACTTGAATTTATCAAGTGCAAACAAGACCCTGTGTATTTTGCACGTAACTATATCAAGATCGTTTCTCTTGACTATGGTGAAGTGCCTTTTGACATGTATGGATTCCAAGAGAAATTAATCAAAAATTTCCACGAAAATAGATTCAATATTTGTAGAATGCCTCGTCAGACAGGTAAATCTACAACTTGTGTTTCTTATCTATTGCATTATGCAGTGTTTAATGATAATGTAAACATTGCGATCCTTGCAAACAAAGCGTCCACAGCACAGGATCTTCTTGGAAGGTTACAGTTTGCATACGAGAAACTGCCAAAGTGGATGCAACAGGGTATTGTATCTTGGAACAAACGATCTTTAGAACTGGAAAATGGATCAAAGATTATCGCCGCGTCTACTTCTGCATCTGCTGTCCGTGGTGGCTCCTATAATGTCATCTTTCTGGACGAGTTCGCATTCATCCCGAATCACATTGCTGATGACTTCTTTGCCTCTGTTTATCCTACTATCTCGTCAGGTAAGTCTACAAAAGTCCTGATCGTTTCTACTCCCAAGGGCATGAATCACTTCTACCGCATGTGGCATGATGCGGAGAGAGGAAAGAATGAATATATTCCAACTGATGTTCACTGGTCTGAAGTCCCAGGTAGGGATGCGAAATGGAAAGAACAAACCATTGCTAACACTTCAGAACAACAGTTCAAGGTTGAGTTTGAGTGTGAATTTCTTGGATCTGTTGATACTCTGATTTCTGCACCAAAACTCAGAACCTTAGTATATGATGATCCAATTAAGAGAAATGCAGGATTGGATATTTACAAAGAGCCCATCAAAGATCACAATTATGTGGTTACGGTAGACGTTGCTCGTGGTGTTGAAAAAGACTACTCTGCATTTGCAGTATTTGACACTACACAATTCCCATATGAATTAGTAGCAAAATATAAAAACAACACCATAAAACCAATGTTGTTTCCAAACATCATAAAAGATGTTTCCGTATCATATAACAGAGCATATGTTTTAGTGGAAGTTAATGATATTGGAGATCAAGTTGGACAAATTCTTCACATGGATTTGGAATATGAAAATCTATTGATGTGTTCGATGAGAGGAAGAGCTGGACAGATCGTAGGTCAAGGATTCTCTGGAAAAAAATCTCAAATGGGTGTAAAGATGTCCAAAACTGTCAAAAAGACAGGATGTATGAACCTCAAAACATTGATTGAAGATGATAAATTATTAATTAAAGA